ACCAAGGACTGCGAGGGCTACTTCGTTCACAATCCCGAGACTATGCCTAACGATTTCTTGAAGGTATATCAGGATATCGCAAACTACTACAATGCAGAGGGCGACAGAGCAAGAATGTACCCTATGTATAAGCACGATGTATTTACCGTATCTGTTGATGCATTTGGTGGCACTGTTCCTACTGTTGGACAGACCGTATCTTATGCTGACGGCTATACTGTTGCGTAATTAAGTGAAAGGAGGAAATGATTATGAAGAATTTAATGACTTTTAATACTACTGTTCAGAATGCATTCGATAACGATAATGAAAATCTCGTTTGCTTCAGAGAGCTCCTTTCCGACGCTGCTCGTGGTGAGGTAAAGGATCATTCCGCTAAGGAAGCTAATAAGAAGATTGTTGAGAAGTTCAGAGCCGCTCTTGGTATTGAGCCCACTGACAGACCTCAGGCAATCAAGCGCGCAATCCGCGCTAACAAGGATCTCGTATTCACTCTTATTGAGGAGACTATCGAGGAACTTATTATTACTGGTTGGATGGAGAATCCCTTCTTCATGCAGTTCGTTGAGGTAAAGAACCTCGCTCTTGGTGATGAGAACGACTTCTATGTTGAAGACGACGCAATCCTTAGCGTATCTAAGGTTTCTGGAAATCACCACAATATGATACGTCAGAGACTTGCAGGAGGCAGACACTTCTCCGTAGCTGGTGAGTGGTTCGGCCTTAAGATTTACGCAGATTTTGAAAGAGTACTTACTGGTGCTGAGGACTGGGCATCCTTCGTTGCTAAGGTTGCTGAGGCTGTTAACCGTTATCTTTACGATGCTCTTTATGCAGCTCTTAGAGGTGCTAAGGAGAACCTTGGTGCAAACTGGGTTAAGAACGGTGCGCTTGAGGCTACCAACAAGGCAACTCTTGTAAAGCTTTGCCAGGATATTGCTTATGCAACTGGCTCCGAGGTTACTATCTTCGGTGCTCGTACTGCACTTTCTTCTCTTACTGCTATGGCTGATGTAAACTGGGCTCCTGAAACTGTTAAGAAGGAGTACTACAACAATGGTGGCATCCTTGGTAACTGGGAGGGCTTTGCTGTTGCAGAAATCGGTCAGGGTCTTAAGAGAGGCGCTGGCATTAACAGTGCATCTGTTGAGTATCAGCTTGACACTGATAGACTTTACATTATTCCTACTAGCCTTGCGAACAAATTTATAAAACTTGTGAATTACGGTGAGACTCAGATTTCTCAGGTTACCGACAGAGATGTTAACAGAGATATGAGCTACGAGTATGAATTACTCTACAAGATGGGTATCAACGTTATTCTTAACACCGTCTTTGGAGTATGGGAGATTGTATAATCTTTAATTAACATATAGACAAAAAGGAGAAAATATTATGGCTAACACAAAAAAATCAACAGTCGAAACCGAAGAAATCATCGAGACCGAGACCGTAGAGGAGGTAAAGCCTACACCTAAGAAGGCTAACAAGGTTAAACATGACCCCAATGAGTATATTACTTGTAGAAGTGTTCGCTTTGGGGAGCTTATTCTTATTGGTCCCAAGACTAGAACTCCTTACAGATGGTCAAACGAGGGCGATATTGCAGAAGTGGAATATCAGGATCTTTTGTCCTGGAAGGCACAGCGCCACAAGTATCTCTTCGAGCCTATGATTATTATCGAGGACGAGGATATTGTAGAGGAGTGGAACGCAGACCTTGGTAAACTTTATGCCGATCTTAAGGATATTGACGTTAAGGCGCTGTTCAAACTTCCTCATAGACAGTTCGTTGCACAGCTTAAGAAACTTCCTGCAGGTATGAAGACTACTGTTCAGAATATGGCTTACTCTATGATTCAGGACAGAACTCTTTATGACCTTAGAATTATCGACGCCATCGATGAAATTCTTGGTACTGAGTTGAAAATGATGATTAACTAATATAGGGAGGTGTCTTAGATGACTTCCTATGAAGTTCTTTATGATACGGCACTCTCAAAAATTTCTGATCCACAATTAGCAATGCTTCCCGAGGAGGATCTCGAACATATGCTATATGGCTGGATGAAGAGTGCCATCGCAAAACATCGTAAGTGTACTAGCGACTTGTCCGACAGAGATGAGGAGTTAAAGCAGTTTAATGCCGACCTGACCGATCTTGAAATTGAGATACTTGGTATCCTAATGGCAAGAGAATGGGTATCGGGTCAACTTTTGAGTGTAACCAATACACTTCAGGTCTTTAGTGGCAAGGAAACAAATTACTACTCACAAGCCGCACATCTTAAGGAGTTGCAGGCATTAGACGAGAAACTTCGTCTTGAAGCCCAGCAACTTTCTCGCGACTACACTTATGCAAACAATGACTATTTCAATGATTGAGGTGCATTGCTATGAGAAACGTTTATGAAAATGTACCGTCGAATCAAATTGAAAAACAAAAGCGCTACTTCTATGGCGCAATCTTAGATGTCTTATATAAGTTCGAGGAAGGATATCCCTTCCTCGATAATAGGCTTCAAAACCTTATTAATCAAGTCCAAGGGTCTAACGACCTTTTTGGCAATCAACCACAGGTTTTAACTATTTGTGCATTGCTTCAAACTGCACGAGAAGACCACAGTCAACTTCGCAGTTGTATTCTTAATGCAATTAATCTTGTTGATTCACTTAAAGGTGGTGATTACGATGCCAAAGTTTGAACATTATAGAAGTCGTATGGCTCATCAGGGCACTAATCAAAGTGAAATGCACCGTATGCAGTCCAACATGGTTATTGAGCAAACTTGGGATCGTGACCCGAATTATCGACGAGTTTATGTTGTCAAGGTGAGCAGTGGTTTGCCCGTAGTGACAGAACGACACGAACTCATTGATGTTAAGTTTAATGTTGAGACATATCAGAGACTTACTTCTGATGAACCAGCATATCTTCTTCAATTTAGGCACGGGGCCGAGAAACGCAATTCAGACATTGCCATCGGCTCTTATGTTTATATGGAAGACGAGGATGGCGAGTGGAAGTGGTGGTTAATTGTTGCATTAGATGAGCGTCCACAGTTTAGACAGTATCATATTCTTGAAACCAACTGGACTCTTAGGTGGGTTGTGGATAATAAAATTCACACTTGTCTTGCAGTACAAAGGTATCAGAATAGTTATAGTTCTGGATTACAGTCTGGAAGTAGAATTACTGGAGTCGATGATATGACCGCTCTTTGGGTGCCCACCAATACAAGTACTCAAACTATTGGTTATAACCAGAGATTCTTAATTTCTGATGTTGGAAGAATTCCGGCACTTTGTTATGAGGTATCGAAGATTTCCGATACATCTCCCATTGGTCTAATTAAGTTTAGCCTTGCGCAGACAACCTTCAATGAGGAAACCGATAATGTTGATCTGATGATTGCGGATTATTGGGCTTCTCATATTGAACCTATGGAATCCGACGTCGAGACCGAACTTTCTGGCACAGCCGCAATTACATCTAGCGGCATCTCTGCTACCATTAAAGTTGGTGGTTCGTTTAAAACATTTACACCAGCTTTTAGTAATGAGGGTACTACCGTACAGTCGTGGCTTATTAGTGACGAGAATGGAGACATCTCCTCTGATACGGAAAATTACACCATCGAATATAGTGGCGAGCTACTTAAGATTAAGGTTGCGCAGAATTATAATCTGATAGGTCGTGTACTTATAATTCAGGTTGTGGGAACCGACGGCTCAACCGCCGAGCAGAGCGTGGAGGTGATTGGTTAATGAGACGTGATATACAATATGTAGACGATGATATTATTCGCAAGAAACGTATCATTGAACAAATGCTTTATTCCGACCCTGATATTGTTGAGGTTATTAATGACCCCGATATCGACCCTTCTTGTCCCGAGGAATTATTATATAAGTCCATATGGCCTTTTATACGAATCCCCGGCGTACAAGATAAATCCAAAAATTATATTACCTTTTCTATTAGCGATATGGGGCTGTCGCCACGAAATGAGGTAATGAAAAATCAATATATTCAGTTTGTTATATTTGTCCATAAAGATTTAGCTAAAACTAATTTTGGTATGGCTAGGCATGACTGTTTGGGGTATCTGATTAGAGATATTTTCAATCTATCTGACAAGTTGGGAGCACAATTAAATTTGGTGAGTAACGCTGAAGGTGCAACAGACACCGACTATCTGACTCGCACATTGAAGTTTGAGATTGTAGATAATAACTCTACAAAGCCGTTGAGAACTAATCCTTATGAATATCGGAGGTAAGTTATGGAAGGCTTCCAAGTAGACGAACTTAAGCTTTATATGTCTGAGGATATAAAAATCGCAAATGGTATTGTGTTAAAGTGTCCCAAAGTTCGAGATGTCGCCGAGTTTGGCGAAAGCGCTTATTTTTCTATGGCGCAACAACTTTGTGCTACACCTAGTAGTATGATGGTACAATTAGATGACATGAAACTCAACTATATGAAGGTTAAAGACTTTGAACTCTTTATGATGCTTTGTCAAACCTTCAAGCCGGAAGCAACACATCTTCTTCTTGGAGATTTAGATTTAACTAAATTTAAACCCCGTCCATATGGACAGACAGAAGAGGTTGTATTGGTGTATGAGGGCACCGAGAACGATGAAAATCCCATTGTGATTACGCCGATTATACACGAAGTATTGACCACATATATTCGTAAGATGCACAACTTCAAGAAAGAGGTCAAAAAGGCTGGTAACGAGATTACTCGTAAGCAGTTGATTCGTTTGGCTCGTCAAGATGCCGCAATGGCAAAGAACAAGCCATATGAGTCTTTCTTGAGACCTGTGATTTCTGCGGTTAAGTGTAGACAAGGATATTCTATGGATTATATTCGTGAAATGGGGATATTTGAACTTATGGATGATTTGTCGAGGCTCAATGTAATAGTTCAGGCAGATGCCGCATTAGGTGGTATGTATTCTGGATTTGTGGATACCAAGAAAATGGACAAGACAGTTCTTAATTGGACTAGAAATATAACAGACGATGAAAATAATAAAGGCAAGGCAATTGCCGATGGTGTGGTTAGATAATCACACCTTTCTAATTTGAGTTATTAAAATTATAATATAAAAATTTTTATTAAATGGAGGAAAATATTATGGCACTAGCACGGTTAATTATGTTAGCCGCTAATAATGCCCATATATAGTAATATGTATGATAAAATAACCCATTGAATTGCTGGAACACCCTAAAGTCTATTTAACTACAGCATAAGGATGAAATACGCCTAAGTGCGAATGTGACGAAAGTAGAAAAAATAAATAGAATGACATATGGTTAAATCCTAAGTGTTATATAATGGGCAATCAGCATCTAAGACTCGAATAGAGTAAAGTTCAACGATCAGAGAGGAATCTCGTAGGTGACAAGTAGTCAATGTTGCCGAAGTGGTGGGAATCCTACACAGAGGATTATGATATGATCTGCACTCGTGCGAAAGCGCGAGGCTAGTTTATAGCGATATTGTGGACTGACAATCCAAAATTTAAGTGTTATAAAAATAAGTTATACAATACAAAATGATTATAAAGGAGGTGGACAAGATGAGGGCTATATGTGGAATTTATTGCATAGAAAATTTAGTAAATCACAAAAAATACATAGGACAATCAATAGACATACAGAATAGATGGAAAGACCATAGACGAGAATTAGATGGGAATAGACATCGTAACGAGCATCTTCAGAGGGCGTGGAATAAGTATGAAGAACATAATTTTTATTTTTACATAGTTGAAGAATGTGAAACGTCTTTATTGAATGAACGAGAGATTTATTACATTGATTATTTTAACTGCTTAAATAACAAATATAGTTATAATCTTGAATTGGGTGGTAATGCTAATAAAATTCTTTCTTCTGAGACAAGAGAAAAAATGTCTGAATCTGCAAAGGCGAGAAGTTATGGAGCCAATAATTCAAATGCGCGTCCCGTGTATTGTCCACAACTTGATATGATATTTGGCTGCATTGCCGATGTTGAGAGAGAAGGATATGCTTGCGCTTCAAGTGTTAGACTTTGTTTGAGGGGCAAGAGCAATACCGCCGGGAAGCATCCAATCACTGGAGAGAAACTAACTTGGTGTGATGCGAAAGATACTAAGAGGGTTGTACCTAAAGAAAGAAAATATGATCAGCATGGTGCGATATATTGCATTGAGTTAGACAGAATATTTGATGGTGGTCCATCTCAGGTCGACAGAGAGGGTGTTGCAAGTAGAACTTGCGTTGCGAGATGTTTAAAGGGTGAGCGCCAATCTGCTGGCAAACATCCTATTACTGGTGAAAAACTTCACTGGGCCATTTTAGAAAATAGTAACACTTAAATTATATTAAACATAATGGAGTACGCTTTTGATAGAGCGATTTCCGTCGCTGGTACTTATGTAGGTGCTAACGCTGCTAAAAACATTGAAGCTGGCCAGCTTGCTTTCTGGGCAGAGCAGATCACCGAGCCTACACTTAACTTTACTTCTGAAACCGAAGAGATCATGGACGCACGTAACAACGTCGTAATGGTTCTTCAGAACGGTAGAGGTGCTACTTTCGGTGCTTCTAACGCATTCTTCAATACTTCTATCCTTGCTGCACAGGTTGGTACCGCAGTTAAGGATTCTACTGGTGCAACTATCTCCAAGTTCGAGATGGTTACCGCCAATGACGAAGGTACAGCAAACATCACCTACGAGCCCGTTGGTGATTGTGTTGTTTATGAGCTCAACACCGACGGTTCTTTCAAGACTGCTACCGCATCTGAGACTGTAAAGGTTGAAGCTAAGGCACTTACTGGTGGTACTAAGGGAGCTAAGTATCTTGTTGTTTACGATATCGAGGCTCCTGCAGGTGAGAGAATTACTGCTCTTGCTGACGCAGAGAACGAGCTTCTTGACGTTACCGCAGAGGTTCTTCTTCGTGACCTTTGCTCTCAGGAAATCTACTTCGCATTCCTCTTCATGAGAGGTAAACTTTCTGGTGAGGCTGAGTGGGGTATGGCAAGAGACGGTGCTCATGCGTTTGAGATTACCGCAATGCCTGCTTACTGCGACGTAGAGAAGCAGCTTGTAGACATCGTTATCGTTAAGGACGAGACTCTTAGAGCTTAATTAAGCAACTTGTTTGAGGGGAGGCAACTCCCCTCTTACTTTAATTAGGAGGCACATATGGATATCCATGTATGCAAACAATGCGGACTACGCTTCGCTTATTGCAGGGCGTGCGTCTTCAAACCAATTTATTATAAAGATTTAGGATTCTGTAGCAAAGATTGCTATACAGAATCAAAAAAAGAAATTATCCCAGCAGAGGATGTAGAAGTAGTTATAACTGATAGGGATATCTCTACATCTGAATAAGATTTAGTATGATATCCCTATTTTTTACGCTGATAAAAAGGAGAAAATTAAAATGATTACGTCTAAAATTACGGGCAAATCATACAGTCCGAGTGATGCAGTATATCTAACAAACCCAATTCAGTGCCAAAGATATTTTAAATTTCTTGGTGATGATGCCTTTTTAGATATATTGTATACCTCTGAAAAGAGAGAGGATGCACTTGTCTTTGTATGGAAGAAATGCCCAGAAACAAGAGAAGCAAAACAAAGATGGGATAATCACGAGTTGTGATTCCTATAAACTTTAATAACAAAGAAAGGAGTTGATGCGACGTGCAGATTTTTGTATTTAACTGCGCGAATTCTCGTTTGAGAAGATACTCTTCAGGTTTAATTTACGCTAACTCCTATCCAAATACCGTATTCAAATTCAACTTCAACACACCCGACTGGGATTTAGTACCTACCAAGACTGCTGTTTTCAGTTATCGCGGCAAGAACCACCCCGAGCCTCTTGATGAAAACAATATGTGTAAAGTGCCCAAAGAGGTGCTTCACGAGGGTTATTTCTTGGTGTCTATTCAAGGTGGAAACACTCCCACGAACAATGTGCGTGTGCCTGTGACACCAATTCCCGAAGAACTTGTACCAGACATTCCTGGCTCTGGTGGAGATTGCGATTGTGGTCCAAGTATGGTTTATGTACCTGCAATTGATGACAACAAGATTCTTTCCTGGACAGTTCAAGAGGCAACGGAAGATATGCCTGTTCCCGAGCCCGTTGATTTAAACTTGGCGGATGATTGGGTTGAAGACGAAACTGAAAGCGAATATGAATGGGAGGAGGACATATAATGGCTAATGTACGTTTTATAAGGACAACAAAAGAGAGACATCTTAGACGTGATACATACGACCCTAATGCCCTCTATTTTTGCGAGGATACGCAAGAGATTTATAAGGGTCAATATCCTTACACGGAAGGTGTCAAAGTAATACCAACTAAGGCCGACTTACCCTCGTGCCCTTGTGCGGCAGATGGTGTTGTATATTTTGTAGCAGAGACTAAAAGCGGCTATATGATGTCACCTGATAGAACCGAGTGGCTTCAAACGATTTATGCTCCCGTAACTGACGCCTATACGATTCCCGAGAGCGAAATGTATAGTACCGTTACAACTGTTGGAGCAGTAAGAGATATTGAAAAGAAAATTTATGCTCATATTGATGAGGAAATTGCCAGTGTTGAGGCTGGTGACGGAGTTGATTCTATTAGTTTTGCAGGTGTAACAATGACCGAAGCCGATGGAGTTTTTAGCATAGACCAAACAAGCGCACGACAGGCGCTTGGTATTAGTGTACCAGAGGGTACGGAGGGCGAAGATGTTGTTATTGCAACAGAAGCATCTGTAAATGCTATGTCTGAGGAGTTAAAGGCATATGTAGATCAACAGATTATCACTGGTGGTACAGGAACAATGGATTATGGGGAGATTTAAGATATGGCGACATTACAATTAAAAAGAGGTACTGCCGCTCGTTGGAAAGAGCTCAATTTAGTATTGGCGGCAGGTGAACCTGGTTTCGTCATAGACGAAAATCGGCTCAAAATTGGCGACGGTAGTACCACATGGAATGACCTTCCATATATAGGTGAGGCGTGCGTTGTCAACGCACAAACGCATTATGACTTTCCTTCTATAGGTAGGGAAGATGTAATTTATAAGGCTGAATCTGAGAAATTACTCTATCAATGGAATACGGCCGACCTTAAATATGAGGTCGTTGGTAAAGTTGATTCAAGTGGAGATCTGGAAAGCATTGAAGTTATTAATGGCGGAAGCGCCAATAATGAATAAATAATATTTTAAAGGAGAGAAACAATTATGGCGAACACTTTGAATACGCGCATCATTTTGCGCAACGACAGTTTTAACAATTGGGAAGCTGTCAAGGACACGGTCATTCTTCTCAAGGGTGAAATGGGCATTGAGTTTAATCCCGATGCCACATCTGATGGTAAGAAAGTGCGTGTCAAAATTGGCGACGGTGTAACCACATGGGCCAACCTTCCCTATTTCGGTGGCGAGGAAGCTCACGTTTATGAGGCAACCGTTGCTAAGGACGGAGATCACATCGCTGCTATTACTACTGCACTTGATGGTGCAGAACCCAATTCTCACGATGTTGCTATTGTTAAGGAGGCAATTATCGCAGAGGATCTTTTGAGTGAGACTGTTACTCAGAAATATGAACACACCGCTTATCGTTGGAATGGCACTGAGTGGGTTGCTTTCAGCGGTAACTATAGCGCTAAGAATGTTATTTTCGATGAGGACTTTACCTTCACAACCAAGATTGGTACCGTACAGACTCTTACAAATGGTAGTACTACAGTTGCTGCCGCAGGTAAGAGCGTTAAGGATTTCTTTGCGGGCATTTTTGCAGAAGAAAAGAATCCTTCCAGAACAGCTAATGCTTATGTTTCTTGGACCACTGAGCCCAAGGGCACTGTTGAGGTTGGTTCTGAGGTAACCCCCACTTATAACGCAAAGCTTAATGCGGGTTCTTATACTTATGGCCCTGCTACTGGCATTACCGCTAAGTCTTGGGTTGTTGATATCGCTGACCTTACAGACGAAAACAAGACTACTAACTCTGGCACATTCTCTAAGTTTACCGCTACTGACGGTATGAGCGGATATGCTAAGATTACTGCTACTGCATCTTACGACGATGGTGCAATTCCTGTTACTAACATCGGTAACCAGTACGACGCAGATGGTAATAAGAATATAAGAATTATGGCCGGCTCCAAGTCCGCTACTTCTGCAGGCTATACCTCTTATCGTACTTGGTTCTATGGTTATAGATCTGGTGCTAATAAGCTTGTTATTGCAGACCTTGATTCTGACGCTATTCGTCAGGATAGCACTGCTGTTGCAAATCGTATTTTCACAAGAGCAAACGGCTCCTTCACCACTTCTATGGCTACCACTGATATGCAGCAGATGTTCTTCATGGCTCCTGCTGGTAAGGTTGCATCCGTTGGTGTTGCTCACTCTGTAAATGGTGCACCTCAGACTGTAAAAAAGACCACTGTTTATATTAAGGGTGCGAACAACTATTGTGCCAACGAGACCGAGACCACTAACGGCGGTATGGCATATGATTTGTTCTATGTTAGCAACGACAACCCCAACAGCGGTGACGCTACTTACACTATTACTACAACTATGGCTTAATGAGGAGGTAAAATGCAATGGCTGTTAAAGACTTTTTTGATAATTTAAATGGCGGCGCAAGATGGGACGTCGGTGTATCGATAAACCGTTCTAACTCTCTTCCTCTTGACGCCAACTCTGTATTTGCTTCTCTTGAGGCTGCGCAGAATTATGCGGCGGGCAATCCTGCCGAGGGCACTCTTGCGAATGCATATCCTGGTCAGGTACTTGCAGTTGTAACTGATGCCGAAACTATTATTTATTATATTGATGCTAATATGACCCTTCAGCCTGTTGGTAATACCAAGGATGTAATGGCTTATATTGGCAATATTCCCGAAGGCTCTGATGCTGCAACCATCGTTGAATACATCAATAAGAAGACCGAAGGTATTGCTACTGATGCTGCGCTTGGCGAACTTCAGAGATCTGTTGATGCGGTTGAAGCTATTGTTGGTGATGAGGAGGCTGGCCTTGTAAAGACCTCTGCAGACCACACTGCTGCTATTGAAAACCTTGAGGCAAAGACAAATTATTACATTGGCGAATGGTTTGATGAACTCGAATATAGCACATCTGACAACACATATTATGAGGTTTACACGCCTTCTGCGGCAGTTGATGGCGACTCTTATTGGATTCGAAATGAATATTTTGATTTGCCAGTTGTAACAATTGCTCCTTCTGCGTTCGAGGGCGATGTAGAGGTGAAGCGCATTAGACTTCCTGAGAGTATTACATCTATCGGATCTGGCGCATTTACTGACTGTACTTCGCTTACAGATATATATTACGAGGGAACCGAGGAACAGTGGGCCCAGATTTATATTGGTGGCGGAAACGAAGCTTTCGAGAACGCTACTGTACACTATAATTACGACCTTCCTACATATGAGCAGCTTTGCGATGAAATTGGAGTTCTCAACGGTGACGATAATGTAGAGGGTTCGGTTGCCAAGGCCGTTAAGGATGCCGTAGATGCTCTTGATTATTCTAAGGTTGAGAATGTTGGCGACGGCAAAATTAAGATTGATGGCGAAGAGGTAGTTGTTTATGCTCACCCCGAGAAGCATGCTATTGCTGATGTAGAGGGTCTTCAGGACGCTCTTGATAAGGTTCTTGAGGATGCCCAGCAGTATGCTGACGATAACGACGCAAATACTACCTATACTCTTGGTTACGAGAGCAAGGTTGATGGCGAAGGCGGACATCCCGCTCGTATCGTTTTGACTCCTTCTAATGGCGATGCTCAGTATGTTGATGCAACTCCTTTCATTAAGGATGGTATGATTGAGAAGGTTGAGCTTTCTGATGATGGCCTTAAGATCGTTATCACTTGGAATACCGATGCTGACAAGGGTGAAAATAATGTAACTGAGATTCCTCTTGGCGACCTCGTAGATGTTTATACTGGTGTTGATGGCACTACTGTTAAGGTTGAAGTTTCCAATAAGAACGAGATTAGTGCGGAAGTAAAGACTGGTTCTATCAAGGACGGTCACATCGCTTCTGATGCCGCTATCGCTAAGGGCAAACTTGCAGATGACGTTCAGGCTTCTCTTGACCTTGCAGACTCTGCGCTTCAGGGTGTAGACGGCGAGAATGCTATCGATGTAAATATTACCGATAAAAACGCAAAGGTTACTCTTAAGATTAACGAGGCCGAGGCTGGCAATGTTGTGCTTACTCAGGATGCAAATGGTTTGAAGGCAAATGTTGACCTTAGCGACTATGCTCTTAGTGACGATCTTCATAACCATGCAAACAAGAATCTTCTTGATACTTATGACCAGACTAATGCAGATATTAAGGATGCAGTAGACAAGAGACACGAGCACGACAATAAGACTCTTCTTGATGCTATTACTGACGAGAGAGTTGCTAAGTGGGATGCAGCTGAGAAGAACATCTTTGATGTTGTTGATACCGACTATTTCGAAATTGCTCTCGCTGATGATGATCTTAATGAGCTTACTCTTAAGGATATTGATGAGAGTAAGATTTCTGGCTTAACCAATAAGGCTGGTGAGACTGCTACTCTTGCAGAAGTTCTTGCTGAGAAGGTTGATAAGGTAGAGGGCTCTCGTCTTATCACTGCTGACGAGGCTTCTAAGTTAGAAAAGCTCGTTCTTGGTGAAAATGGTGAAGTTACCGTCTCTGGTAAGGTTGCTGCGGGTAATGTAGATGGTCTCGATGCTTGGATTACTGCACGCGCAGGTACCCTTAAGGGTCTTTCTGAGAATAATCTTACCGACACTCTTCTTGGCAAGCTCAATGGCATTGAGGCTGGTGCACAGGTTAACGTAATCGAGGGCATTACCTTCAATGGCGTTGCAATTCCTGTTGGCGAGGACAAGATTGCTGACATTACCTATACTCTTCCTATCGCTGATGCTGACACTCTTGGTGGTGTTAAGTCTTCTGAGGCTGAGAATGGCGTTAAGGTAAACAATGATGGTACTATGACCGTAAATGCTATCAATGTTAACAAGCTTGTACAGACCACTGGTGAGTATTTGATTATGAATGGCGGCGGAGCTGCTCTCTAATACCATATAAAATAACTAAGGGGTAGTGTGTTTTTCATACTACCTCTTTTTATAAATATTTAATTAAAGGAGATATATAATTATGGCGATTGAAAAAATTTTACAAACTCGCATTCAACTTCGTTATGATGAATATACCAATTGGTATAACAATAACCCTGTGTTGAAGCGTGGTGAAATAGCGATTGCTACAATTCCCGAAAACCATACCAATCCTAGTACTGGCGAGATTACACAAATCCCTGCAGTAGTAATGAAGGTAGGTACTGGTGCAGAGACCGGTAGTAATTATCGCGATCTTCCCTTTGTATCTGCAAAGGCAGCAGATGTACTTGCGGCTTGTAAGTCCGAGGCAAGTCTTAGAACTTTCGTTAACGGTGTTATTGCAGATGCGGGCATCGCTACAAGTGAAGCTATGGAAGCTCTCGCTGGTCGTGTAACCAAGCTCGAGGGCGATGAGAATACTGCTGGCTCTGTAGCAAAGGCTATCAAGGATGCTATCAACGCACTTAATCTTACTGATACTTATGCCACAAAAGATCACGATCACGAAATTTTTGATGTAAACGGTCTTCAGGATGCACTCGACGGTAAACAGGCTTCTGGCGATTACGCTACCAAGTCTGAGGCTCAGGGCTATGCCAATGCCAAGGATAACGCGATTGCTGAAGCTAAGAAGGCTGGTGATGATGCCGCTGCTGCTCTTAATACATACAAGGGTGAGATGGTTACTGCCCTTGCTGGCAAGCAGGATGTTATTGCCGAAAATACCTACGACGCTTATGGTTCTGCTGCTCAGGCACTTGAAGATGCTAAGAAGTACGCAGATGATAATGACGCAGATACTCAGTATGGTATCGAATATGACTCGGTTAACAAGAAGATTAAGCTTGTTTCTGATACTTCTAAGACTGAAATTGATGCCACCGACTTTATTAAGGATGGCATGATTGAGAGCGTCGCTCTTTCCGATGACGGTCTTAACCTCGTTATTACTTGGAATACCGATGCGGATAAGGGCGAGAATAATATGACCACAATTCCCCTTACTGGTCTCGTTGATGTATACACTGGTGTTGATGGTACAACCGTAACTGTTAGTGTTTCTTCTGACGATAAGATTAGCGCAGAAGTAAAGACCGGAAGCATTAAGGATGGTCATATTGCATCCGATGCTGCGATTGCAAAGGGTAAGCTTGCGGCTGATGTCCAAACTTCTCTTGGTCTTGCTGACAGCGCAATTCAGGAAGCAGATCTTGGCACTATGGCTAAGGAGACCGCAGATGACTATGTAAAGAAGGCTGATGCTGTTGGTTATGCTGATATTCTTACTAAGACTGAGGCACAGGGTGCTTATCAGGCTAAGGGTGAATATTATACTAAGTCTGAGGCAGATGCCGCATTTACAAATTCTACCGAAGTAGACGGTCAGATTGACGCAAAGATTACTGCGCTCGATCTTGCCAACACTTACCAGGCAAAGGGTAATTATGCAACTGCTGAGCAGGGCGGTAAGGCCGATACTGCTATTCAGAGCGTAACTTCTGTTGCTGGTAACGGCATCAAGGCCACCACTAACGGTACATCTGTAACCATTGATTGGGACTCTGAAGTAGTCCTTGTCTTCGATTGCGGCGACTCTGGCGTTACCGCTTAATTACTTTTAAACAACTTTCAGAGACCCGCCCAATGGGCGAGTCTCTCTTATATTAACTTTGAAAATGCGAGAAAATCTGGAATGATGATTTTCTCATAGCTCCAAATTTTGAAAACGATAAATTGAAAGGAGTATATAAATGACTGAAAAAATTATTAAGGGCAGACTTGTGCAGAAACACGATACTGCCGAAAATTGGTCAAAAGCAACAACTTTTGTTCCCAAAAATGGTGAACTTATTATCTACGACCCAGATTCCACATATTCTTACTCTCGTTTTAAGATAGGCGACGGCACGACAACCGTCACTGCTCTTCCATTTACTCTCAACATCATCCTTGAAGATGCAAAGACTTATGTTGACGAGGCCATTTTGAATGGAGAGTGGTAATTATGAGCATAAATTCTAAAATGACGGCTCTTGCCGATGAAATAAGAGAACTCAGTGGCACAACTATAACAAAAAGCATCGACTCAATGACTGCTGATGTAGATGCCGCAAACACAGAAATAAGCGAACAGATGGATTTGATTGCACAAATCTCTACGGCACTTGACGGCAAAGCAAGTGCAAGTGGAGGAGTAACTCTCCCTACGCTTGATAACCCAGCGTCTGCCTCTGATATCTTAAGTGGCAAAGAGGCGATTGATGGTAGTGGCACTAAAATTACTGGTACTATTGCAACAAAAACATCAAGCAACTTAACAGCAAGCGGTGCTACAGTCACCGTCCCTGCTGGTTATTATGCAAGCCAGGCAACAAAATCAGTTTCTTCTGGCTTAGCTAAAACTCCTGCAACAACAATAACAAAAAATCCAACTATCTCGGTTAGCTCTTCTGGCTTGATTACAGCATCGGTTAGTGGTACCCAAAGCGTAACCCCAACAGTAACCTCTGGTTATGTGTCGAGTGGTACTGCTGGTACAATTACGGTTAGTGGTTCAAATACAAAACAACTGATTACTCAATCAGCTAAAACTATCACACCGAGCACATCTTCACAGACTGCCGTTGCTTCTGGTGTTTATACTACTGGGGCTATTACAGTTGGTGCAATTCCGAGTAACTATGAAGATGTTGCTACTGAAACAAGTGAGTATACTACTAAACTGTCTTCTTTAGAAACTGCTATTACTGCCTTGGAGACAGAACTTGCTGGTAAGGCTAGTGGTGGTTCTGGTGGTGGAAGTATTGATACTTGTACTGTTACAATTATTTCTAACGGCGTAGGAGGAAGTTTTATTAATTCTTTCTTTGCTACAGGGAATCAGGCATCAGGCTTAATTACTTCAGCCTATAACTATGTAAAAGGTGGTTCCACACCAGTGAATAATGTTGTCAAAGGGACTATTATGTTTTTTCCTAATGCAACAGGTATTGTAAGTGCTACAGGTGATGGGGTGACCATACACCAACTATCAACTACAAACAACTCTGTAGTATGTAGTATTAACACAGACGCACCAGATGCCGTAACTATTACTTTGAGTTCAGATTAACAAGGAGGAAACAACTAATGTCAAATAAAACACAATTACAAACAAACAATACAACATTGGACGGTTATATTACTCGTATTAATGCCGCAAAAGAAGTTGCCGCCTCCTTACCTGATGCTGGAAGTGGTTCTGGTGGAGCGAGTATTGATACTTGCACCGTGACAGTGACTTGTCAACAGGGATATATTGCCAGTCTTGTAACTACTGTAAAAGATGGTGATAATGGGGTACCGTATTATTATGCGCCTATAGTACCTTCAGAAACTTCATTGACTGTTGAAAATGTTGTATGCGGTTCTCCCATAGTGCTTCAAATTGCAAATTTGAGCATTGTTGGTAACAATGTTGGTGGAGGGGCTGAGTTTATTACTGTGCTATATACAACAAACAATAGATTGTTTAAGGCTCCAACAGAAGCAGGAGCTGTCGGAACGATTAGTATTTATGATAATGATTGATAAGGAGGCAACAAACAATGTCAAATTTAAATAATAACACAACACAACTTGAAGCCCTCCTTACTAAAGTCAACGCCCTTCCCGAAGCAGGTTCAGGTGGCACCAACACCTCAGACGCAACCGCAACAGCCGACGAAATCTTTGCTGGTGAAACAGCTTATGGCGCAGATGGTAAGGTGACTGGCACATTTACTATAGAAAACGAATTAACAGAACAAAATGATTTAATTTCTCAAATTGCTACTTTGGTGACAACAAAAGCAAATCCGCAAGGCGGAACGGATACTTCTGACGCTACTGCGACTGCCGGAGATATTCTTAATGGTAAAACCGCTTATGTTAAGGGTAATAAAGTTACTGGTACAATTCCAAGTAAAGCCGCAACCACATACACACCTAGTACTTCTAATCAGACTATTGCGAGTGGCACCTATTTATCTGGTACACAGACTATTGCGGGCGACGCGAATCTCGTAGCAGGTAATATCAAGAGTGGCGTAAGTATCTTTGGTGTTGCGGGCAGTTATGAAGGAAGCGGTGGTGGAAGTGGTTCGAGTGGTGGTACGGTTAGGGTGACTGTTGGCAATCAGTCAGCAAATCCGGTATATTATTGGGATGCGAACGGGACGATGTGCGAAGTAGCTGGCTATTTTTCTCAAACTGTTAATGCTTTAAATGGTGTATTGTTCTATGCACAAGAGATGAATACTAGTTGTGATGGTCAGCCCAACACATATTCTTTTTTCATGCTTCGCGGTGTATATGTTGCGATATTTTGGGCGGATGGCGGCCAGATGACATGTTATGGTGATATGGGTGGCGCTTAAAAGGAGGAATTAAACAATGCCAAATTATAATCAAACATTACAAACAAATAATTCCTCTTTAGAGGAAATTATAACACAACTTAACGCAATGCCCGATGCGGGCGCTGGAGGCATAGATACTAGCGATGCCACAGCTACATCTAATGATATACTTAGTGGTAAAACAGCTTATGTTGATGGTGAAAAGATTACTGGTACGATAGTGACCAAAACTTCAAGTAATCTCACCGCCAGTGGCGCAACCGTAACTGTGCCTGCTGGCTATTATTCTATGGCTGCAAGCAAAGCTGTTACAACCGCAACTCAGGCTACACCTTCTATTACGGTTAATGCAAGTGGTTTAATTACTGCTACGGCAACCCAAACTGCTGGTTATGTAACTGCTGGTAGCAAGTCTGCTACTAAACAATTGGCATTCCAAGCTGCAAAAACAATAACACCCAAGGCAACAAGTCAAGTAGCAGTATCTTCTGGTTATTATACTGGTGGTAGTGTTACTGTTGCAGGTGACTCCAATCTTGTTGCGAGCAATATTAAGAGTGGTGTAAGTATCTTTGGAGTTAATGGTACTTATGTTGGAAGTGGCGGAAGTGGAGGAAGTGGAAGTTCTGATAATAGTGCGGAAGATGGAATAATTACAAGAACTATTAGTGGTACTTATACTAACAGTCGTGTTACCGCCATTGGTACTACTGCGTTCTATTCTTGCTCCAGCCTTACCACAGTAAGTTTCCCTGAGTGCACTTATATTGGTAGTAATGCGTTCCAGAATTGCTCCAAACTTACCTCAGTAAGTTTTCCTGCGTGTACTTCTATTGGTATTTCTGCGTTCGCTTATTGCTCCAGCCTTACTTCGGTAAACTTTCCAGTTTGTGTTTCTATTAATGGGTATGCGTTTAGCTATTGCTCCAAACTTACCTCAGTAAGTTTTCCTGCGTGTACTTCTATTGGTATTTCTGCGTTCGCCAATTGCCACAGCCTTACCTCAGTAAACTTTCCAGTTTGTGTTTCTATTGATAGGTACGCATTCAGTTATTGCTCACGCCTTACCTCAGTAAGTTTCCCTGCGTGCACTTATATTGGTAGTTATGCGTTCGCTTATTGCTCCAGCCTTACCACAGTAAGTTTCCCATTATGCACAAGCATTAGTGGTTATGCGTTCTATAGTTGTAGCAAATTGTCTATAATTTACTTAATTAATTCATCTATATGTATTTTAGGCAATTCGAACGCGTTCTCTAACACAAGTATCTGGTCAACAAAAGGTTCCATCTTCGTACCATCATCACTAGTAGCATCTTACAAAACGGCTTCACACTGGTCATACTTCTCGAACCGTATTTTCGGCGTATAAATTAAAAGATTAAAAGGAGAAAAATGAATGAAATTACAAATACTTATCCCTCAATATAAGGAAACTGAGGCTATCATTAAGCCTCTACTTGACAGCATTGAAATTCAGCAAAATGTTGACTTAAAAAATGATGTAGGTGTTATCATTGTGAATGATGGTACAGATGTGCATCTTTCTCGTGAATTTCTTGATAGATATACATACCACATTGATTATTATCTCAATGAGCACAAGGGTGTTTCGGCAACACGAAATGCTTGTTTCGACTATGCAACGGCAGATTATGTAATGTTCTGCGACGCAGATGATATGTTCTACAATGCTTGTGGTTTGTACATCATCTTTAGGGAAATAGAAAATGGCGGCTTCGATAGTTTGGTTTCTGCATTTATTGAAGAATCTCGCATACCTGATACTAAGGAGCCTATCTACATCAATCACGATATGGATAGTACCTTTGTTCACGGCAAGGTACATCGCCGCAAGTACCTCATTGACAATAATATTCGTTGGAACGACAAGTTAACTATTCACGAAGATAGTTACTTTAACTGCCTTTGCCAAAAACTTGCGGGCGAACTGAAGTACTCTCAGACTTCCTTCTATCTTTGGAGATGGCGTGATGATTCAGTGTGCCGCAATGACTTTAAGTACATCTTGAAGACTTATAATAATATGCTCGATAGTAATGAGGCACTTGTAGATGAACTGTTGAGTCGTCGCAGAAAAGAGGACGCTCAGTTCTATGCGACATCTATGATATTCGATGCTTATTTTACGATGAATAAGGCTGAATGGATTAATCAGGAGAACAAGGAATATCGTGATGCAACCGAGAGACGCTTCAAAGGCTACTATTTGAAATTTAAGGATTTGTATGACACGATACCCGAAGATATTAAGACTCAGATTGTTATGGGTATTAAAAATAGAATGTATGGAGAAGGCTTGCTTATGGAGAGCATTACCTTTGAAGACTGGATTAAACAGATAGAAAAATTATAAAGATGGACTATGCGCATTGGCCCGGCGGTCAAACAAGGAGAAAAGAAATATGAAATTACAAATTCTTATACCTCAGTATAAGGAAACCGAGGATGTCATTAAGCCTTTGTTAGATAGCATTGAGCTACAACAAAGCGTTGACCTTAAAAACGACGTAGGTGTCATTATTGTAAATGATGGCACCGACGTTCATTTGTCGCGCGAATTTCTTGACAAATATACATATCGTATAGATTATTACCTACATGAACATAAAGGCGTCTCGGCGACGCGCAATGCGTGTCTTGATTATGCAATGGCTGATTATGTTATGTTCTGTGATGCGGACGACGCATTTTATAATATTTGCGGATTGTATATTATTTTCCGCGAAATTAACAATGGCGGCTTTGACAGCTTATCTTCGGCTTTTATTGAGGAAGTAAAAAATCGAACCACAGGAGAAACGGCATATGTTAATCATAAGACTGATAGTACTTTTGTACATGGCAAAGTGCATCGTCGCCAGTTTTTAATTGATCGAAATATCCGTTGGAATGAAAAACTAATTGTGCACGAGGATAGCTATTTTAATGTTTTGTGTCAAAGATTAGCTATGTCAGTTAAGTATTGCAACTCTTCATTTTATTTATGGAGATGGCGTGCCGACTCAGTATGCCGTAGCGAACTTCAGTGGACATTGAAAACTTATGAACATTTGATTGAGAGCAATGCGGCTTTAGTCAACGAATTGTTACGCCGAGGTCATAAATCTGACGCACAGTTTTATATTGCCACAATGCTATACAATGCTTATGACATGATGAACCGTCCGGCGTGGATTAACCAAGAAGATACTGAACATCGCATATTGACTGAACTACGCTTAAAAGATTATTATTTAACATTCAAGAATTTATACGATATTGTTGATGAAGATGTTAAAACTAAGATTGCGGCAAATATCACGAATAAAATGTCTAGAGCGATTTCTTTTGAAGATTGGCTTCATCAGATAGAAAATTATAAATAAGGAAAGGAGGCGAGGCCAATGGCTAGATACCTGATACAATTACGTAGAGGTGTTAAAGACGACGCTTCGGGCAGGAATGACTGGGCTAATCGCGCAGACATCATTCCTTTGGAGGGCGAACTCGTCCTCGAATACGATAATGGCATTCCACGCCTTAAGATTGGCAACGGCAAAGACCCGTTTAGTGCCTTGCCATATATGAGTGTGGATAGCTTTATTTTACCAAAACCCATCTCGGTTACGCTTTATGCGGATAAGTGGGAACAAATGCTTGACGCAAATGATGAGCCGGTTGCAGATACATATTATCAGGTGGTAACGGTAGATAATGCGGTTATTACGGCAAATAGCAAGGTGGATCTGAATCCTAATCCTTCGCAGTTACTGGATTTTTATGATGCGGGCGTTACTCTTACAACCGAAAATGATTCGGGTGTTGTACGAGTCTATGTTGTTGGTGACGTTTTAATGAAATCATATCAAATCCAAGCCGTAGTCACGGAGGTGGTTGTCGATGCCTAAGATCTATGGAAATACGGTCGGCGCTGGCGGTGGATTACCCAAGAGTTTTTTACTTGAAACTGAAGACGGAGTGCAATTCGTTGGGGTGACCGTAGGTGAGGAGACGGTATTTGACGCAGGAGACGACGATGTAAGAGAAGGCAAAATATACGCCGGAGATCATGGCGTATCTATGGGTACAAAAGTTATACCTAGCTATAATACTATGGTTGGGGCTAAACTAATTCCAGAGGGCAGTGTTTTTAAACTATCAAATTTGGATTCTAGAATAGATTATTATAATTATACTAAATTGCAAACAATAATTTGTTTATTCAATACAAGTATTTCGAAAAGTGTATCGGCAGAAAAAATTTCAATTGATGATAGTGTTTACAACGTTCAATCAACCGAAGTGGTTTCAACGATAGTTAAAAATCACGACACTAGATCAATTGATTTTGGCATTGCCAATGATTTAGAAGTACCTTGTATTATTAGATTTTTTACTTATAAGGAGATTTTATAATGGCTATAAATTATGCATATAATTACGCGGAAATTGATCCAGACACCAATATGTGTATTGGCGTGTACACTATGACAAGTGAGGCAGACGATCCCAATGTAGTACCTATTCCTGTTTACGACGAGGAATATATTACCAAATATTACAATTGGGATGACGGAAAATTCTATTATGATCCTGAATACACTCAGGAGTACATTTCCCCTTTGCTTTAATACACAACAAAATAATTAACAAATAGGAGGAATAATAAATGGCCTCAAAAAAAATTCAAATAGTCGGTCTTGATATTCCTCAATCTGATTGGGCTCAGACCGACGAAACGCAATTAGATTTTATAAAAAATAAGCCAAACCTTGGCAGCCTCGCTACAAAAGATGAGGTTGCCAAGAGTGACCTTGCAGCCGAGGTTCGGAAGGCGCTTGACACTAAACCAAGCTATACTTCCGATGAAGTGGGTGCTATTCCAATTGCTCAAAAGGGCATCGCGGACGGTGTAGCAACTTTGGACGAAAATGGTCACGTTCCGTCTACTCAGCTGCCTTCATATGTCGATGATGTTATAGAGGGCTATGTAAACGAAGATTGTACCAAATTTTATGAAGATGAAGCAAAGACAAAAGAAGTGACATCGGAAACAGGTAAAATCTATCTCGATCTTATTTCTCTTCGAACTTATCGTTGGGGCGGTTCCATGTTTGCTGAAATTTCGGAGTCGCTTGCGCTTGGCGAAACTTCCAATACCGCATATTATGGAGATAAGGGTAAGGTTGCCTACGACCATAGTCAGATAACGGGCGAAAATCCACACGGCGTTACGGCCGAACAGGTTGGGCTTGGCAATGTAAACAACACTGCCGATGCCGATAAGCCTATATCGACTGCACAAGCATCAGCAATTGCTGACGCTAAAAAGGCGGGCACTGACGCACAAGCTAATTTGAACGCACACACTGCCGATATAAATAACCCTCATGGAGTAACACTTACTCAGCTTGGTGTAACGGCTACTGCCGATGAGCTTAATTATGTTGATGGGGTAACAGGCAACATTCAAACACAATTAAACGGAAAACTTAGTGATTATACAATTGAAATATATAACGGCACTTCTGGTAACCCAAAACCTGTAAGGTTCTTAACAGTTAACTATACGACTTGTGATTCCGAGAATGGTGTTGCAATTAAAGTTGGTATGGTTTCGGGTCATGGTAATGGTACTTCTTATGCTTTCTTGCAGGACGCAATAATTAAAGTAAGTTACTTAGGTGGTGTAGAAGTAGACAATTTCAAGTATTACGGGGCATCTACTGGTACTTATGATGGTGCAAATAGACAGTATGGTGATATCTTCTGGGTGATTGACGGTACAAATAAAATTGTTGATTTCTATGTTTTAATGGGTCAGTATGCTCGTGTGAATAGTACTGTTTACAAGAAGTTAACCTATAGTTCTGGCGGAACTGTAACTCAACATAAGAGTGGCGCTGTTTATTCAACTGGAACAAAAGAATGGGCGAATAATAGTAATATTGCTCTACTGAGTGACCTTCCAACGAGTATGACACCGACAGCTCACGATCAAGCGGCAAGCACTATCACAGCGGGAACATTTGCAGGACAAGTGAAGGCTAATGCAGTCGCTGTACAAACGCTTGGAATGGCACAAGTGCGAAACATCTATGCAGGTACAAGTGACTTAACTGCAGGAAGTTCGTCACTTGCTACAGGTGATATTTATTTTGTCTATGAGTAAGGTGGTGACGATATGGCAAAGAAAGCTTATATCGGCGTTGAAGGTATAGCGAGGAAGATAAAGAAAGGCTATATCGGCGTAGATGAAATTGCACGAAAAATTAAAAAAGCATATATTGGCATTGGTGGTGTAGCTAGACCTTGTTTTTCAAGCAGTGGATTACATTACTATGGAGAAATAACATCTTTAGGAGCAAGCCTATACGATTTTGCTGCAACATCGGTAGGAGACTATGCATTATTTGGTGGAGGTGCTATTTCTGTAAGTAATCCACGTGATTATGTTAAAGCATATAATTCTTCGTTTACACAAATGACACCTACTGCATTAAGTGTTGCAAGAGAAGAACTCACTGCGACATCAGTTGGAAATTATGCTTTATTTGCTGGAGGAGCTAAATGCCGCTTAAATTCTGGTGATCTTACATATACAGAATATGATACTGTAGATGCTTATGACATTTCTTTAACAAGAACAATTCCTACTGTATTAAGCTATGCAAAAAGACGAATAGCTGCAACATCAGTTGGAAATTATGCTTTGTTTTGTGGTGGTAAAAGTTCGTCTTATAATGACCAAAGTGGAAATTTTATATTTAGAGAATCGGATGCTTATAATACATCATTAACAAGAAGCATATTAACTTCATTAAGTGATGATAAAGGTGATTTAGCTGCAACTACTATAGGTAATTATGCTTTGTTTGGTGGAGGCTCTGGTACTGAAACCAAACCTAATTCTGATACTGTAGACGCTTATGATACATCTTTAACAAAAATAATGCCTACTGCATTAAGTGTTGGAAGATACTCTTTAGCTGCAACGTCGGTTGGAGCTTATGCTTTATTTGGTGGAGGTTACATTTATAATTCAGACGCTCCTCACTCTTCTGTTGTTGACGCATACAATCAATCATTAACAAGAAGTACTCCAATTGGTTTAAGTGTTGCGAGAAGTAATCTATCTGCGACTACTGCAGGAATTTATGCCTTGTTTAGTGGCGGTAATGATAAATCAAATGAAGCTGCTGCTTATGTAGTAGATGCTTATGACATCTCTCTAACAAGAACAATTCCTACTGCATTAACTGGTGACGGAAATGGCTCTGCAGCAACTTCTCTTAAAAATTATGCATTGTTTGGAGCTAGATATGGTAAAGTTGAAGTTTATGAATATGTACCTGAATAATAAATAAGAAGGAGATAAATTAATATGTCAAGATATGCAATTTGGAATAAGAAAGACCCTATTCTCACTCCTATTGGCGAAGTATTAACCGCAGAACAGTGGATTGATAGATACCCAATAGCGGGAGTGGAAACTGTCACTATAGTTTGTGGTGGTGGTGAAATTAATGGTGCATTTTTCGGCACTCTTGGTAGTATGGTAGAAACTTATACCAAGCAGGGCTGCGATTTCTCTGCTTGCGTAACTGCGGAGGAAAAAATCACCACTATTGAAGCTTTTGAGGATGAGAAAACAGCAAAAGCAGCAGCGGAAGCAAAAGCGGCGGCAGAAGCAGAAGCTGCAAATGCAGAACTTAATGCCTCTTCTCTTGCAAGTATAGCCGCGAGTATGGAATATCAGAATATGCTCACTCTTGAAGATACGGAGGTATAATAATGAGTTACGAAAGAATTAAATACTATTATGAAGCAGGACTTTGGAGTGCACCCATGGTAAAAATGGCTGTTCGTAAAGGTGTAATTACTAAGGAACAATACACTGAAATTACAGGAAAAGAATACAAATAATAATACAAATTAAAATATATAGAAAGGAGTGGTATCTATGATTCGTGGAACAAATGCAGAATTTAGATTTAAATTGCCCTATGATTATGATGAAATAGCGGCAGTGCAAATTGTTTTTTGGCAAGATAATAATGATGGTCCGTCAAAAGATAGACCTTTGCCAATATATAAAGCAAAGTCGCAATGTCTCAAAGGAGACACCCCAAATATACTTTGCGTAATATTACACCAAGAAGAAACATTAAGATTTACAGAAAAAAGAAAGGCAAAGGTTCAGCTAAGGGCAACAACCACAACGGGCACACCTATTGCTTGTAAAGAACGATTAATTACGGTTTATCCTGTTTATGATGATTCTGTTTTAGACGACGTAATTCCAACTACTCCGAGTTACGATGGGCTTATTATACTTGATGGTCAAAATATTATAGAAGGAGAGTGGTAACAATGCAGGAAGAAGAAATGATTTATGAAGATTTGCAAATATCTGAAATTCAAGATGATATAACTATTGAAGAAATTATGCCGGTTGTAGAGGTAGAGGATGTCGAAACCTTTGAAATTGAAGTGTCTGAGGCCTTTCCTGCATATACCGACATTGACGCACTCAACCATGCTATATTAAATAATAGAGAATTAAGTGACCAGCACCCCATCACCGCAATTACAGGGCTTCGTGAGGAGCTAGATTCAATCGAAGCCCTCCAAACAGTATATTCGGATAAGAAAGGTAATGCAGACTATTACGAATGGGCAGATGGGCACGCAATTGGTGAAAATGGCGTTGGACGTTTTGTGACTTTAAATAGGGATGTTTGCACTATATCTATCTGCTCAGGCGATGATATATTTGGCGTTGTTGCTGATAGCGCCGCTTTTGTTGGTGGTCAGGACGACGTCGCAAGGGACGATCACTATGGATTAGTGGTTACTTCTGGAGCCGTGCTTGTTAGATGCAACTTAGATGTTGCAGAGGGAGACTATGTTATTTCGGACTCATATGGCATAGCAACTAAGTCTAGCTCTGGGCATGGTTATAAGGTTGTGTCGTTGCACGATATTAAGGGTGTGCCACACGCAACAATTAATTTAAACATATCGGCGGATCAGATTGACTTGATGGGTTCTGAATTACAGAACTTAGATTCTCGTATGGACGCTGCCGAATCGAATATTGTATCTGCTGTCAATGTGGCAAATGAGGCATACAAGAAGGCAGCTGAGGCAGGAAATGTAAGTATCAATGCTTCGAATAAAGCACAGGATGCGCTAGATACATCCAATAAAGTGCTTGACTCGGTGGGTAATTTAGAAAATGCGGCTTCGCAAAGCCAAATTATCGCAGCACAGGCTAAGGCTATTGCAGAGGGCGCTTTGGTTTCAGCGGAGACTATGTGTCAAGAAGCTATCGATGAAGCTAATGAGGCATTGGACGAAGCGGCAAAACTTAGAGAAGACTTTAGTGATATTATTGATAACGTAAATGGCGATATTGGCGATACCGTTAACGACATGAAAAAAATGATGGAAGACTTGGAACCTTTAGCAGCATGGCCCGAGGGCGCCACTGGTGATGACATTAAGGGAATTGCCGGATTTGTGGCGAGAGCAGACGAAGATTCTGCCATACTTGGTGCAATGGTTGGCAGAAAAGGCGAGGAAGGCGAAACTCTTGCTGGGTTTATACAGGAGGCCGAAGAAACTCGTGCTACAGTCAGGGCTTTTGCTTCATATGAGCAAAAAGACGAAAACGGTGATGTGATTGGCGAGGGGGTAGCCGGATTTATATCTCAGGTGGACGTTAACAAGGCAAATATTGAGGCTGTGACAAAACTTGAGGGTGATGGCTATACGGGAATTTCAGGTTTGGTTGCCCAGGTTGACGCTAATAAATCAGAACTTTCTAATATCACCACTCACACTTACACAGACGCTAATGGAGAAACTAAAACTGGTTTGGCGGCAATAGACTTGCAGGTTACCGATCAGGGAACTACAATTAATGGTCTTGTTGATTGGCAAGGCGACGCTAATACCGCCATGGCTCGCATTGAGCAGAAGGCAGATGCTAACGGTGCTTATATTCAGAGCACAGTTGCAAACCTTGATAAATATGCCGTTGGCCCATACTCACAATCGTATAACTTTAAGTTAGACCAAGCAAAAAGTATTTTAACAAAGGGTATGATATATGTACCAACAAGCACACATACAGAGGATTTACCATCTAGTAGAACCTTCACAAAACAATATTATTATACATGGGACGGCGTAAAATGGGTTACATCTAGTACTGTTGCAGTTTTTCATTCTGATAAGTATGAAACCGGCACTGCCAATAGCCCATATTGGTACATACCTGGAGAGAATAATATTATACAAAACGGAATTACATACTACTCTCACACGCTGTACAAATGGGAGTTATGCTGGGTTGCTGTTGCTACGCTTGAGGGTAATTCACAAAGCAGAGCCGTGAGCCAAATTAGGCAGGATACAAATAGTATTGTTGCTGAGGTTACGGATGCTCGTGGAAATTCGGCGTCATTAAGTGCCAAGATAACTGATACTGATACTAAAGTGAATACGGTGGCCTCTTGGCAAAGTGGTGCGGAAACAAGACTTGCGGCAGTAGAGCAGAAAGCAACTGATAATGGCGCAAGTATCGGACTTGTTGTTTCTGATTGTAAGGTTAACGGATCTGTTGTTATTGATGCTATTAATGGCACAACTAATGCCTCCATCACAGCGGACCACATCAATCTTAATGGTGCGGTCACAGCAAATAATAACGTCACTATAAGCACAGACGGTAGAATTACAGCTGTTAATGCAGATATTACTGGCGCAATTACAGCAACTTCTTTGAATTTAGGCACTAATAAAATTTCTACTAACAATATCTCCGGCTTGTCTACCGTTGCAACAAGCGGTAAATATACGGATTTGGGTGACCAACCGACAATACCTACGAAAACCAGTCAATTAACTAACGATAGTGGGCTAGCATATACATCGCAAATTCCCACGTCCGTTAGCCAACTTGGACTTGATACTTCAAAGATTATTTACAAAGGTGATGTAACTCAAACGGAAAAAACAGATGAGTACGGTCAAACATACATTGAAACCAAGTTTGGCGATATAACTTATGATACTTATAGCGCGGGTGATTATATGGTCTTTGGTCAACAGGTGGGTACTAACGCTGATAATAATAATTATTTTACACTATCTAAAGAAGGGTTGTTGACCGCGCGAAATGCTGTAATCTATGGTGAGATTTATGCTGGCGAAGGTCAGATCGGTGGCTGGGAGATTGGCGACAGTTTGAGCAAAACAGTTAAAAGTATCGGCACTAACTACACTACTTATTATACTACATCTATTGCTCCTCCTGATAGTGTGTCAAGTAAAGTTTTTAGTATTCATCGTAAAGGTGTGACTAATAGTGGTGTGGTTGATGTAGATAATACGCCATTTTATATACAAGCCGACGGAGCTATAAATGCTAGCGGCGGATTTATTGGTGGTTGGAGTCTTTCACCTTATGGCCTTATGACGGTAGGTTCTGATTCGATGTATACAGGTATTAGAATAGACAGGATTAGTAGTCGAGCGGTTTCGTCATTAATCGAGGGCAATCCTGATGGATATATTCGATTTTTTTCTGGCGCGACATCACAATACGGAGATGGTGCAAAATTCAAAGTTCTTAATGATGGTTCTCTGTATGCAGAGGCGGTAAAACTTGGTAGTGGTGATATCGGCGATAATGATAGTGTATTTATAAGCACGACTAATACGACTGGACCAGCAACCTTCTTCCCGGATAATTCTACGGGAACTGCGACTGCGAGAACAAATTGGCGAATGACGGTTGGTAGTAATTTCGGCGTAACATCCGATGGGTGTGTATTCACACAGAATGCTAATATTGCAGGTACAGTTAAAGCAACTAGCGGTGAGTTTTATGGAGATATATATGCTAGTGGCGGTAACATAGCTGGATTTGAGATAGGAAACGGCACTCTGACTGCGAATCAAGGAGTAAAGATACAAGGTGGTGCCTTTACTTATATAGGCTTAAACACGTCGACTGGAGGCACTGCACAGACTTCGACAATAAGTATGCAGGCGTGGGGTAAGGATGGTAAGATTCATATACGTATTAAATCTGACAAGGCATTATTATTGGACGCCTCTTTTCATGTCAGGATAAGAATGTATACATATGATGTTATTGGCCAAGCTGGTCTATGGAGTGCAACACACACATTCACCATTTCAAAGAACAATACGACTAGCGACTGGTACACTCCTTGGTCAGATTCATATATTCTAGATACTTATTATGCTGGAACATTTGAGGCAAACTTTACACATCTAGCAGGAGATTATAATAGTGATGATTTGGTGTCATTAAGTAACTTATGGAACGCCACTGAATCGAGTCCTTATACATATACGGGAAACAGTAACTATGCATCTTTTCAGTTAACTCAAGACACTTCATCGCAAATTGAAATAAAGGGAAATTTGATGCCGACAATAAATGATAATCCAAAATCGGGATATAGTATTGGTAACGATGAACGCTATTGGAATAGCATTGTTTGTTACAATCTTACTCAAAAGTCAGATAAAAACTTAAAAAATACTATAAGCGATTTGAATGAATCGTATTCAAAGTTATTTGATAAACTTCGCCCCGTAACTTATAAGTTTAACGACGGCACAAGTGGACGACTACATACAGGATTTATTGCCCAAGAAATAGGAGATGCTCTTAATGAAGTTGGCATTGACTCACAAAATTTTGCCGCATATTGTGATTATGAGTGTGAAGATGGCTCGCATACCTACTCTTTGCGATATACTGAGTTTATAGCACTTTGCGTAGATCAAATTCAAAAACTTAAAAAGCGTGTAGCGGAACTCGAAGCACGACAAAATGATTAAAAGGAGAAAACATATGGAACAGAAACCAATAATCCTCGAACTTGAGGAAGCAAAACAAGAATTAATACAGTGTGTCAATGACATTATGCGTAAGCACGGGCTCAATTGCTATTTGATGGAGCCTATGTTTGCGGATTTGTACGCCGAAGTTAAGGCTGGAGCACAGAGAGAATTGGCTCAGGCTAGAGCAAATGAGGCTGCGAAAATGCAGATGGAAGGGGCGGCAGAGGCTGCCCCTCAGGAATAAAACAATACAAAGTGATTAAAAGGAGACTTTATTATGAAAAAAACTATTAAAGAATTTTGTGATGCTTATAAAGCAAAGAGATTTGTTATGACAAAGAACGGCCCAGATGAGAGATCCGAGTGGCTCAGAAAAGAGCTCGAAATTAAGACTTACATTCCCTTTAGGGAGAAGCGTAAGATTGCAGAAATGATAGTGGCGCAGAACATTAAGGAAGTTGACGGAATTAAAAAGTATGATGACATCAACAGTTATGTGTCGCTTGTCGTGGCTTCTATTATTGCACATACGAACTTGCGGTTTGATGAGGATGTGATCGCTGGTTATGACCTATTGGCAGAGAGTGGATTGTTGTCGCAGATTATTGCTGAATTTCAGGGTTCTCATGAGGAGATTGGTATTTTGTTGAAAATGGCCATTGCGTCCGAGCTTGAGGATAACAATGTGAATGTTCTTGTGGGCAGATTTTTAGATAGTGTTCTTAAGAGGCTTGATGGTGTTGTTGACGGAGTGAAAGATTTGGTTGACAACGTCGATCTCAAGGATCTTCTTGGAATGAATTTTGAAGAGGAAGATTTGGCCCAGCTGAAGGGCTTTTTAGATAAAATGAAATAAAATTTACGGAGGAGTTGGTGGATATGGCAAAGGAACACACAATAGATGATGTTATTAATAGCATTATAGATAACTATAAAGTCTTATTGGTTGATGCCGTAGCACACGTAGCAGAGAAAGCAAAAGAGGATATTAAAAGCACTGCGGTTCAATGCATGATCGATTATTATTATGGTGGATATGACCCGACAAGCTACTATCGTACAGGTGCTTTGATACAATCAATTATACCGTTTTCGACAATTTCGGCCAAGGGCGAAAAATTACAGTGTGTTGTTGGCGTAGAATATAGTCCATCAGCATTAAAGGATTATTTGGAAACTTTTGAATACCCTTATAAGGCATCAAAAAAATATGGGGAGCCAGACCCTGAATGGGTAATTGAAAACTTTTGGGAAGGCAAACACCCTTATACTGATGGTTCAAGTCGGCCCGGAGCAGAGATTAATTACCATAAATCACAGCAAACTCAGGATGAGGCAATGCGTAGACCTTTGCTATATTATGCACACACAACATTTCCTCGCGCAGTCATGAATTATATGCTCGTAGAGGGCTCAAAACTATTTTAAGGAGGTGGTGATATGGCTGATAAAATTACAAATGATATAACCCTGTTATTTAAAACGAAGTTGGATGAAAAAAGCAAACAAGAGGTTGGTAAAAATCTGAAGAGTCTGCTTGAGAATGCGGCAATTGGTTTTGACGAAGCGGAAACTAAGCGAAATCTTGAGCCAATCATTCGAATGATGAAAAAGCTCTTCGATAAAGCCGAAATAGCATTTGATGCCGATCAACTGCTTGCAATGCCCAGTAAACAGGCACTGCAGAAGATGGCTGAAATAGAAGTAGACCAGTTGCAGTTGGCCTTTGACAAAGCATTAGCTAAGAGCGGCGGTATTAAGATCGACTTTGGCGATATGGATTTGTCGGCAACGACCGAATCTCTGAAAAAGTTAAACAATGAGGTGTCCAGGATTGGAGATAGGGTTGCGAGTACAACCAAGAAGAGTGTGCGCGAGATTGAAAACACCATAACATCTCTCAGCAAAACCAAAAAACTCGATGAAACCGTAGAACATATCGAAAAAACTCTTGAGGCGGTTAATGACCCCAAACATTATACTTCGCAGAAATCAGCCGCAAAAGCGCTCCAACAAGCCCGTGATGCGCTTAATAAATCGGTTGAAAATAATGATCCTTGGGAGAAGCAGTATCAACATATGCTAAAATTTGTTTCAAGATATGAAGCAATGACCAAAAAGGTTAAGCCATTGATTGATGAGGAGAGACCTGAATTCAAATCTCTTTATGAGCAACTTGTGCCTAAGGCAGGCGAAATGAAAATGTCTCTTGAACACCTGATTGATCTTAGACAGGGCAATGAGCTTAGGGAATATAAAAATCAACCTTGGGCAAGAGAAACAACGCTCAAACAGATTAGGGATAGTCTGAAGAATGGCATTACTGTCAAGGAGGGCACTGGCGGCATCGACGAACGCCACGTAGATAACCCTACTCCGCCTTGGGAAGAAAACGATAATAAAACTACTAAGGTTCCAAATACTAAGGAGCCACTCGTGGACCCTGTGGACGTTAAGGGTGCCGAGTTAGTTATAGAAGCCGAAGAAGAAAGGCTGCGCCTTGTTGAGCAAAGAAGAATTGAAGAAGAGAAAGCGGCGGAGGCGGCCAGAAAAGCCGCCGAGGAAGCGAAGAAGAAAAAGAAGGCTGAAACGGTAAGTACTCCAAAAACAGAAACAGAAAAACTGATATACGACGCGGTTAAAGCCGCAAAAGGTGACAGGACTGACGGTCAGTGGGAAAATCTGGACTTAGATACAAGAGAGAGATTACTTGAAAAATCACTGAAATCTAGTATTGATTTTTCTGCGCTAGATGAAGACCAGCAATTTGATTTGTTGTATGATGCTGCGGGATATAGTATTGGAGCAAAAGGAAATAATTTATCTAAGATTGCAGCAAAATATGATGGACAGATTAAAGCCATAGAGCAGGTGGTAGAATTATCTTTGGATGAAGCATACAGCAATGCGTCAGAGGATATTCAGAAGCTTGTTCAACGATATGCTCAAGTTTTTGATAGTGGCAACGATGAATCTTTTGATTTGTATGACAAAATTAGAGAAAAAGATAGTGCTCTTGCTGACTTAATTGACAGCGATGATGGATGGGAGAATTTGAAAAGCAGATTGAACTCGGAGAGTGGGTCTGTCACACCTCCTGTAACCGAGAGTGCTACCGAGCAGACCAATAGTTCTCTCGCAGAGCAAACAACTCTATTGGAGAAAATTCAGAAACTTACAACGTATATAGACGATGAATATTTGAGCGCCGGCAAACATCTTTCAGATTTCCTAGATGATGTTCAAAGGGAAAGTGGTGAGCTTGATGGCGAACTCAAAGAAATATTAACTACGCTAAACCTTATTGATGACAAAGGAAATTTGACCTTTAATGTTAAACGCAACGGCGAAGAAGGCGGCGGCACTACTCATAATGGCGCACTCATTAGCGATGACTTTGTATTAATCGAAAGAGGGAACTATGAGCGCGTTAAAAATAGTAAATTGCCCGACTCTACGCAATCCGCTGCTAAAGATGGTGTAAATGTTGCTGAAGTTTTAGGGTATTTACCTTCTAAACATACTGAAGGCTTCTTTGATGTACAAGGTACAGCAAAAGGACACAATTTGTTTGAAGGCGGTGTATTAAGTCAGGATGTAGTTAATGCGACCGAAGATCAATTGGAACAACTTATTCAAGCATTTATCAAGGCTATCGACTATGGTTTTAATATTGAAAACGGTGGAAGTAATATTGTTTATGATAAAGAAAAGGGCTTCTCATTCTATGACTTAGAAGAGTTGTCTGTGGACGAGGCGGATTTTTGGAATAGTAAAACCGAAGCCGAAAAGAAGCTTTGGGCATTAGAAGAGTTGTTTTCATTATTTTCTGGTATCAATAGAGACCATGATGGACTCGAAAATGACGATGGCGCTGGTGTTTTAGCAGAGCGCATCAGGGGCGTTGTTGAGGCGAAAAACATAGTATCTTTTGATGATGTTGACGAAAAGGGACGTAATTACGAAGATATATATGACGATGTGTTTAGTCGCAATATAGATGACGAATTTGCTGATATTTTAGCGCAAGTAGATGCCGAAGCGGAGGCACATCGAGAAAATGCGGCGACAATCGTTGCAGAAACTCAGGCACAAGAGACTCTGAATGACGCAAAGGTTGAAGGTCAGCGGATAGATGTCAAAGAGGATGTTTCCACCGTGGTGGACAAACCGGTTGCTACAGTTGAGCCCGCAGGCGAAGTTGCAGCTAAGAGCTCCATTCAAACAGAAGAACTTAGACAGTTATTAAATTCAATTACTTATAACGTAAAAGTAGTCCAAGATGCTGAGCCGGCTGAAGATAATAAAATTTCTATTGACGAGGCGGCGCTAGAGAATGTTCTTAATAGAATTACTTATAATGTCAAGATTGCACATGATGATGCGGATAAAACTGCAAATAAGATTGCAATAGATGAGGGCGCACTTGAACAGACGCTTAATAGAGTGTTTGCGAATGTGCTTAACCCAGAAGTTGATCAAGCCGAATCCGAATCCAAGAATGAACCCTGGGCATTAGAAAAGACACTCCTTTCTGTTAAGGAAGTGCTTGATGGTATTCGCACAAACACAACGAAGGCAGAATCTGTTGAAATTGCTCCTGTAAACATGGAGGTTGATAATGTATTAGCAACCGAGAATACTTTGGCGGCGATTAAAACTGCAGTCGAGGCAATTAACAAGAAGGTTATTAAAGGCACGAAGGCTAAAACATCTAATGGCGGTGCCGAAAAGAAAGCCGGCGTAGGCAAGAAGAATACAGAAAACTACGCTGGTTCCCAGTATTTCACTGAAAAACTTAAGACCCAGACTATGCAACTTGCGAAGTTCAGAGCGCAGTTAATGACCACCGGCAAATTGACCGACGATGTTGATGCGCAGATTTACGAGTTACTTGATGCACTGGCGCAGGTTAAGAATGGCCCCGACTTCTCTCAGTGGGCTCAGAAGTTCCAGCAGTTAAAAACATCGGTTGGAATTACGGACATTTTTGACAAGGCTGAAGGTAAAGAGGCTACAGCTTCTTATCAGCAGTTAATCGAATTCCAGAAGACTCGTAATAAATTAGAACTTCAGTACGAGAAAGCACAAGACGGTTCAGCACTCAAGCAGTTCTATTCAGAGCAGCTAACACAAATGGATAACGTAATCGCAAAGCAGGAAGAAATGCTCGAAAACGAAGAGTATGAGGCAAAGCTTGCGAAAATACGTGAAGAACAGGCCAGAAAACTTGGTGAGGCAGAGGCTAAAGCTGCAGATAAGGCGGCGAAGAAAACTGCTACCAATGCTAAGAAGATGGCTCAGAGAGAAGCTATGCTTGGTAAGGCTGGTAATGCCGTTGGACGCGCAGAAAACACTTGGATGAGTGCTATTGGTCTTGAGGGTGAGTTACCTGCTGGTTTTGTAGCAGATATAGACAAATATTATCAGAAACTTGATGCACTCAGAAAGAAACATCAAGAGTTGAAAAATAGTGATATTATTTCCGAAGAACAAAAGAAGGAATTAATTGATCAGACAATAAGCATTAATAAGATGACTGAGGAAATTGGCGGATTGATATCTCAGTATCAACGCCTAAGCGGAGATAATACTGAGGTCTTGGGTGCTAGTACTCTCAGTGATAAAGCGACAATAGGTGAATACGAACAGGCATTAAGACAAGCGGTAATGACCGCTACTAATGGCAAGGCTCAAATCAAAGGTTTCGACCACGATACAAAAACTTTAACCTATACTTTAAAAACGGGTAAACACGCGTTTACTGAATATACGGCGGAAGTTAGGGAGCTAGATCATCAATACACGTCTACCGCTGGTAAGACCAAGAAGATGGAAACCTTCCTTGAGGCAACCAAGCGTAAGATGAAAGAACTTACGTCTTATTTCTCTGGTATGGCGGTGTTTAATCGTGTTGGTCAGGAACTGAGACGTGGCATTCAGTATGTCAGAGAGATTGATTTAGCATTGACGGAGCTCAAGAAGGTAACAGACGAGACAGAAGAAACTTATGATAAATTCTTAGATACTGCGGCAAAGACTGGTGCTAGACTTGGTACTACGATTTCTGCTGTAACTGAGGCGACTGCAACGTTCGCTAAGCTTGGATACAGTATGGAACAAGCTACTGAGATGGCTGAGGCTGCTATTGTATATAAAAATGTTGGTGACAATATTGAAAGTACTGGAGATGCTGCGGACAGTATTATCAGTACGATGAAGGGCTTTAGACTTGAAGCGTCTGAGTCTATGGCAATTGTTGATAGGTTTAATGAGGTAGGAAACCGCTTTGCGATTACTTCTCAGGGCATTGGCGAAGCATTAAGGCTTTCTGCGAGTGCTTTAAGTGAGGGCGGCAACTCACTCGACGAATCAATTGGTTTAATTACGGCCGCAAATGAGGTGGTAAGATTTATGCCACGTAGCCATAGTAATATGGTTACTAGAAGTGACTTAAAACGGGGAAACTCCTGAGAAGGACAATCCCGTGGGTAAGAATATGTAAATATTTTGTAAATAATATTATAATTATATTGACATTTTAAAATAAAGTATTATAATATATACACTACAAAATGATTAATATTCCCTGTAACGATCACAGAGACATAGGTAACTATTCTCGTATGTCACTATCCTATATATTAGGATAAAGAGATGATCTAAACTCATGCTATAATCTAATAATGAAACATGAGAGTTAGCCAGAAATGACTAACCGCCATAGAAATATGGTCAGTAGGCGTGGGAGCCGAAAGTAATAGATTGGAATGACCCTTCAAGCGTAGGAACCGCGCTAAAAACTTTGACATTACGTCTTAGAGGTTCAAAAACAGAACTTGAGGAAATGGGCGAAGACGTATCCGATATGGCTACGACCACATCCCAACTTCAAGCAAAACTTTTAGCTCTAACTGGTGGACAAGTTGACATCATGTTAGACGAAAATACGTTTAAGAATTCGACTGAGATAAATTATATGTCTCCATATGGGGAAACTTATATGCTATGTGCGTAAACATAGATAACAACTATATCGGTTAAAGACCAGAGGTGGTTCAGACCGAGCAAAGATTTATAATATTGCAAGGAGAAGAATTATGAAAAAATATCGTTGTGAGTCGGTTAGATTGTGTAGATTTTTATATGGTCTTGGTTTTGATAAAGAATCCATACAATATAATGGACAAGAAGCATGGTTGTTTGATAGAAGTCCTGAGTTGCAAGAAAGTTTGGATTTCTTTTTTTACATGAGGCAAAAATTAAAAAACAATACAAAATGATTAATTATTAAAGGAGCGAATGAATATGAAATTAAGTTTTTATGATTGGTGTGTTCAAAATGAACGCAAAGATTTATTGGGTCGATGGGATTATATTTTAAATAATTGTAGCCCAAAGGATATTTCATATGGTAGTGGGAAAGACATGTATTTTATATGTGATAAGGAACCAAATCATACATCTGAAAAACACCGGATTAGTCATATTACCAATATTGGTATTGATATTGATTGTAAGCAATGTAATTCTTTTTATCAATGGTGCATAGATAACTCTCGACAAGATTTAATAGATGCGTGGGATTATGATTTGAATAAAGATGATATACATTTTGTGCCATATGGCAGTGGTAAAAAATTTTATTTTTGTATTGAAACTAATATGCCAAGCATTCGATATGCTCTTTGTGAAATCACGGGATACAAACAATTGTGTCCTATTAAAAAGTTTTACAATTCATTTGGATATTGGTTGGTATCAACATATGGCAATACAGCAATTGAAAAATACTGGTCTGACAAAAATAAACGCACTCCTTGGGATTATGATAAGGGCAGTGGAAAATATGTGTGGTTTAAGTGTTTAGAAAAAGACTATCACGATGATTATTTTTCGCAAATTTATCATTTCGTTAAAGGTTCAAGATGCCCGTGGTGTGCAGGTAAAAAAATACATCCATTGGATTCGTTTGCTCAATACAATATTAATAGGTTGGGCAAGGATTTTTTAGAAAAGTATTGGTGTAAAGACAATACCATAGATCCGTGGTCGATACGTCCATTTACAAATGGATTACAGGTACATATTCAATGTCAGCATAAAGATTATCATCAGTATTGGGTAGAAGCATCAGATTATAGCATAGGTGTAGACTGCCCATTCTGTAATAGAAGTAGATTGCATACTAATGATAGTCTTGGCGTGTTGTATCCAAAAACCGTAATTTTATGGTCGGATAAAAATGAGAAGAGTCCATATGACTATCATCCACATAGTCATAAATTTGCATGGTGGAAATGTGAAAACGGCATTCACGAAGATTATGCCAGAAGGATTTCAGACGTGACATCACAGGGATTTGACCGTTGTTCTAGTTGTGTGCGAGCAGAACATGAGTCATCTTTTCAAAAAGAAGTTAGAATGTTTTTAGAAAATATGCAATATCAATTACTACATGAGTTTGATTGCAATATTGTGCCAATAAATCCAAATACAAAACAAAAAATGCCTTTTGATAACGAATTATGTGGGGTTTATGGTAAAAATATTATTATAGAAACGCATGGAATACAACATTATGAGCTTGGTGGGTGGCATATCACGCGAGCTAAGCAGAGAGGTATTACGCCAGAAGAAGAGTTTGAATATCAAAAATGGAAGGATGCCTTTAAGAAAGAGTTTGCAATTTCTAACGAATATGAATATTTAGAAATACCATACTGGACTATTGAAGACGGAACATACAAAAACTTAATTTTAGAGAAAATTAATCAAATTAAATTGCAATATTATAAAAATGCGTAGAGACTGCAGGTTATATGTGGTAACACATATAATGAAGTTGTTCGCCCTGTCGTAAGACGAGCGTAATATACAGTCCGCTCTCACAGTATAACCAAACAATGAAGTGTGAGAGATAGGCCGAAAGACCTATCCGCCACAGAAATGTGGTTAGTAACCATTCTCTGGTGAAAGTAACAGTAGGATTAAGAGAAATGGCAGAAGCATGGGAAGATATGAATGATATCCAGCGTGCATCTGCATTGGAATTGATGGGAGGCAAGAGGCAGGCAAACGTTCTTTCCGCCCTCATCCAAAACTTCGACACAGTAGAAAGTGTAATCGAGACCTCCGCCAACAGCGCAGGCTCGGCATTAAAAGAAAATGAACGCTACCTTGATTCAATTCAAGGTAAAATTGACCAATTCAACAACGCTATGCAAGCAATGTGGAGCAACACGCTTGATAGCGGCTGGGTCAAGGGTTTTGTAGAATTAGCTACTCAACTCGTTAAAATCGTTGATGCAATTGGCCCTCTTAACATTGCTCTTGTCGGTTTCTTTACATATCTTGAAAAGAAGCATGGTGTTCTGAGCAATTTCTTTAAGCCGGCAGAAGATGGCGTCGAAGCGCTCAAGAAGCAACTCGCAAAAGCCGAGCAAGATCTTGCTAAGGCAACTCAAGCAGACATGCAACATGGTAGTAAGAAAACTGCTCAAAACAGAAGAGACGCAGAAGAAAGAGTTGCAATTTTGAAATCTAAAATTCAAGAATCTTCTTCAGAAGCGATTCTTGACGGCATCGATGAATCTTTTGACCCAGGAAAAGTCAAGAAATCAATTGGCGGCAAAAAAGGCGCTATTACAAAACGAGCAAAGAAGCTCGAAAGTGAGGGCATGTCTTTTGCTCAAATTCAAGAAGATCCTAAAATTAAACAATGGACGCAAGAAGTCAAAGAAGGTGAACAAGCACTTAATGACTATAATGCAAAAGTCGTACAAGCCGATGTTATTTTGAAACAGAAGAATGCAACCACCGCTCAGGCTGCCGGTGTTGAAAACGCAAAGGCAGGAGCAGAAGCCGGTGATGCTGTTGCGACAAATGCCGGAACTGTGGCTGATGCAAATGCAACTACTGCTACGACTACAAAAACAGCGGCTACCTGGGCTGATATTTGGGCTGAGATGACGCGCACCGGTGCGACTGGTGCATCTGTGGCCGCAACCATTAAGCAAGTGTTAGCAACTAAGCTTGCCAATTCGGCTTTGGTGCAGAAGGGGCTCGCAATTATGGGTGTTACAGCGGCAGAGGGTGCAAGCATTCCTGTGACAACCATGCTCGCAGGTGGTTTTGTTGGTCTTGCTAGTAGCATATGGTCTGCTATTACAGCCATGTGGACATTCATGACTACAACTCCAATTGGTTGGATATTGCTTGCCGTAGGTGCTGTTGTTGCTCTTGGCGCAGCATTTTCTGCTATACATAAAACCACAGAAGAACTTAAAGAAGAATTAGACGGTTTCAAGTCCGAACTCTCTGACGTTCGCTCCGAATTAGATTCTGTTAACTCTGAACTTGAAACAACCAACAAGCGTATGGAAGAACTTCTTGCGAAAGATAAATTAACATTCGAAGAGCAAGAAGAACTTGATAGATTGCGTGCTACAAATGATGAATTGGAGCGTCGTAAAAAGCTTTTAGAGAGCGAAGAAGAATACAAAACCGGGCTCGTTGGTCGCCAGGCGGCAAGAGTTGTTGACAGTACAAAGAATAATTATGACTTTTGGGAAAGTATTCTTCCTGTTGTACGTCATTTCAAAACAACTGCGGAAGAAGATGTAAAAAATAATATTGACGATTATAAGAAGATTAAAGAAAAATTTGATAATGCGTCCACCTTAATATGGCAAGAGGAATATCAAAAGCAACTCGATGCAAAAGCTGCTGAAATAGATAAATATATTCTCGAATTATCAGAGGCATTAGATGGTGTGGAATACGGCGACAGTGAAGAGTCTGATGCAGCACTAGACTATTTGGCTGAGCTTCAAGATACTTATGGTATTGCGCGTGGCTCCGCTAGTGCAGAAACAAATGCTATTAAGGGTGTATTCAATAAACCAGAATTCGAATCTATGTCTAAAGCTATCAACTATTATGTTGAGGCGTTAAAAGATGGAGATGAGAATGCTGCCACATCTATTGAGGAAATCATCAATAACAACGAAGATTTGGTTGCAGACCTTGAAGCCCATGGTGTTGATGCGGATAAAGCTATTAAGTATTGGACACAGCTTGGCTCGGATGCGAATTTTTCTACTCTTGAGGGTAAAACTGAAGAGATTAAAAGGGCGACAGAAAAACTTCCAGATGCGTTTAACAACATTAGTCAATTTATGGATGGTGACGAGGTTGATAAGACTGCTATCGCAGAATATTTTAAAGGCACATCCGATAAAACCCGCGAAGAAATTGCTAAACTCATCCAGGATATCAATGACGGCAAGATTGACGTCAATAATGCTCTAAAGAAGTTTGAACTTTTTGGTGTACAATCCGTAGTTGAAATTGAAATTAGTGAAGTTCAAACAAACTTCAAAGATACCTTTACAGACCTTGAAAATGCTGATGGACTGATTAACACATTCCAAGAACTTGCTGATGCTATTGGCAGTACCTCTAAGGCTATGGATGCGTTGAATGCGGCGCAGGCCGAAATGGACTATAGTGGGCGAGTTTCTATTGAGACCGCGTTAAAACTTATGGAGTCAACTGATGATTACAGTAAAGTTTTAACTATCTCGGAAGGTAAGCTTGTACTTGCCGAAGACGCAGAAGAAAACTTAATTGACGCTCGACTTGAGGGCATGAAGGCTTCTGCCCTTAAGGCTTTAGAAGAAGCTAAAGCAGCAAGAGAAACTACCGTATTGGCTCGTTCTACTGCGGAGACAGCATTGTCAACATATAATTCTGCGATAGAGACTGAAATGGCAGCCGCTGTTACCGCTACCGCATGGGATAAAGTGCTTGCTGCAGCCGCTGGTTTATGGGCCGGTATTAAGAGTTTGTTTACCGATGAGTCTTGGACCGAGGCATACGATAGAGCATATCAAGAAACCTTGAATTCACTTGGTGGTGATAGAGCTGCTGAGGTTAAAGCAAAATATGCCACTGCGGAAGAACAAGCTAAAAAGGCACAACTAGAAAAAGATATTGAAAATGCCGATAAGGCTATAGCGGAACAAGACAAAGAGATTGAAAAGCTTCAAGGTAATTATGATCTTGTTAGTGGATTGAATAAAGATAATATTGGCGATGTATTCAAATCTGATGACCTTGAAGACCCGGAAGATGCAGAAAAGAAGAAGCAGGACGACATTAAAGACGGTTGGGAAGCTTTGCTTTCTAAATACGAAAACCAGCTTGCTCTCCTTTCTAACGAACGCGATCTTATTCAAGCCGAAATTGACAAAGCTGAAACGCAAGGTGGCAAGGCGTCTACAAAGTATTATGATGACCTAATCGACAATTCTAATACCGAAAAGGAGCTATTAATACAAAAGAAAGCCGCGCTTGAAGAGTATCTTACGGCTAACGCTGGCGCAATCGACCAAGATACTTGGACTGATTACAACAACGAAATCAATGCAACCGCTGTTGCCATAAAAGAGTGTGAAATTAATACAATCGAATGGGAAGAAGCCATTCGCGAAATTGATTTACATTACTTCGAGCAAATCACAGATGAGATTTCTCGTCTCGGCGAAGAGCTTGATTTTGTTAACAGTCTTCTTGAGGACGAAGAGGTTGCCGACGAAAATGGCAATTGGAGCTCTGCGGCACTTACCCGTATGGGTCTGTACACTCAGCAGATGGAGAAGGCTGCCACGGAAGCAGCAATGTACCAAGATGAACTTGACAAGGTTAATGAACAATATAAAAATGGTGAATTAAGCGAAGAACAATATCAAGAGAAATTATCTAACCTTGTGAGCGGACAACAAGATGCCATTGAATCTTATAAAGATGCCAAGGATAGTATCGTTGAAATGAATGAGGCGCGTATTGATGCTATTCGTGAGGGTATAGAAAAAGAGATCGAGGCATATGAAGATTTGATTGATGCAAAAAAAGAAGAACTTGATGCCGAAAGAGATTTATATGATTTTAGAAAAAATATAAAAAATCAAACAAAAGAAATTTCAGAATTAGAACGCCGTATCGCAAGCTTGAGTGGTAGTTCTGCGGCTTCAGATATAGCTGAACGTCGTAAACTTGAAGCTCAACTTATGGAAGCAAAAGAGGGCTTAAACGATACATATTATGACCATAGTCGCGATGCCCAGTCCCAAGCTCTCGATGAAGAATCTGAAGCATTTGCTCTTTCTAAAGAACGATATATTGAGCAGTTAGAGGAACAGTTAAAAGACACTCAAACTCTTATCGAAAATAGCATAATGGACGTTATGCTCAATGCAGATATTGTTTATACAGAACTTAACGAGCTCGCAGATTTGTATGGTATTGACTTATCCGATTCGTTAACATTACCTTGGAAGAACGCATCTGCTCAGGCGATTAAGTGGAAAGATGAACTAAAAGAGAGTATGACTGCGGGTGAGTATGCAGCGTTGATAGGCGAGGGCGGAGCAATTACTGGGTTTGCAAATGGCGTCGCCGCTAAATTGCAGGGTTCATGGAGTAAAGCACAGACTGCGGCAAAGAATTATGCTGGATATTTAACTGGTACGGAGTTGAAGAATAAGTTCACCAATACTCTGACCGGTTTTGGTAGTCAGATCCAGAGTATTATCGATAAATGGAATGGCGTTAAAGCTGCAGCTGATGCCGCTTATACTGCACAAACACGCGAAGTAACTGTTGGCGGTACAGGTTCTAATACAACTGGCGATAGCGATTCGGGGTCTGGTGGTGGGGGCGGTAGTACAACACCCCCAACGAAACCTACAATTCCAAAATCCGCAACCGCATATCTTAAAATCGGCAATACTGTCTATTCTGCAATTGGTTCTGGCACATCATTATCGTTAGCACAAACTGCGGCTACTGGTAATGTGGTGCAAAAGGCGTACAACGCTTATAAGGCGATGGGTTATGATGATTCATGGATAGACAAGCGTTATTCAACGTGGAAGAAGAACGTTACGTTTACTAAGCCACCAGTCGCCGTTAAGAGTAATGCCAATATTCGTCAGAACTTGATGTATGCGAAAGGTACAACTGGCACTACTCGTGACCAGTGGGCAATTACAGACGAACCAAAATTCGGAGACGAATTAACCATGTATGCAACTCCCGAGGGTACGCTTTCATTTATGAGAGCCGGAAGCACCGTTATTCCAGCTGACTTAACACGGGAATTAATCGATCTTCCAAAGGTTGTTGATGGCTTAATTAATAGACCGAAGTTTGATTCTGGTATTAACATGATTGCTAACGCAATTAATAAGCCAGAAATTGTTATTGATGTAGAGAACTTCTTAAAGGTTGACAGAGTTGACAAGGACAGTCTTCCTCAACTTGAAGCAATGATGGATAAAAAGATTGATACATTCGCTCGTCAACTCAATTACTCTATCAAGAAATTTAGCAGATAAAACAAACAATTACTTAGCATTTGGTGGGGATTACTCCCCACCTTTGCTAAATTATAAGGAGAAACTTTAAATGAACAAAAATATTGAAGTAGTTAAGGAGGGAAAACCACTATGGTAAGTCCTCATAGAATAAAATATAACAATATATTTAGTAACGAACTAAATATACCAGATCTTATTATGTGCGTCGCTATGGATAGTGACAATGGCGAAACCCCCTCATTCTTAAACAGAGAGGCGGTGTCTTCTGAGTCACATGATGGTCGCTATAAAAGAATTCATAGATTTAAATTCACAGAAACATTTGCACCCAAGTTTACATTTTTCAAGAAGGATTTTAGTAATTTTGACATAGACGAAGTGCGTGTGGTTTTAAAGTGGTTGACATCAAAAGATACCACTTCTCTGCTTGAGGTCTATTATGACGATAGTAATGTAGTAATTTGGGCAAGTATTGGCGGATTTGTAGATTTACAAACCTATAAACTTGCTAATAACCGTACTATTGCGATAACTGCAACTTGGGATAGTATATCGCCATTTGCTCTTTCTGACCTCTATACTGTCACCAAAACAATAACATCAACAGACAATAAAATTATAATTAACATAGATACAGACGACAATAAACCTGTTTATCCTCGAATTACAATTCAGGAAAAAGGATCTGTAGTTCGTATTGCAGATGGCACAACATTAACTTATCTGTCCGATATGGTTGAGAATACAGTGTATTACAATGGCACAACATATTACTGGAAAACTGCCGACAGCACTGACCCGGCGTATTTTCATTCGTCTACAACTAACCCTAATTTGAGTACGACAAGCGCAAGGATTACTAACAGACATACGGACTTTTTGAATCAGTCTACCACACTTACTCCTACCATAGTTAAGAATAATAATAATTCAGAAGAGGTAGTGCTTGACGGAGCCAACAAGGTTATCTCTAGTTCTAGCGTCAATCGTGTATTCGATGATGATTTTGTAAACTGGAATTGGTTGATGTTGCTTGATGGCAAAAACGAGATTACTATAGAGGGCAACTGTATGGTGACTATCGAATATAGGGAACCTCGCAAAGTAGGCGAATACTAAGGTGGTGGTTATATGAAACTATTTATCCCGAAGGATTATTTTAATAACCCAACACCACCAGAAATATATCTTTGTAACACATCGAAGCGTACACTTGGTCAACTGCCAGCTTATGACAGAAGAGGAACGTTTAAGTGGAATACATATTCTGAAATACAGTTCTCTGTTGACAGAACTTATGTGGATATACTTACCGGAGAAACAAAAGTTCACCCTTTGTTCGACAAGGTAGAAAGCCCTCGTAATGTATATGTGAAAAATATTGGATATTTTTCATTGCAGGATATTGATACAAGCCATGGTGATAAAGATACGAAGACGGTTACCGCCTTCAGTTTAGAATATTCAACCTTGGGTACAAAATATCTGACCAACTTTAAAGTCAATAAGGGTGAGGTTGATTCAAAGGAAGTCATATATCTTGCGAGTTTGTACGGTGAAGACTATAGCCCAACAGGAGACAGTTTATATACGAAAGCTACTGCTGCGTTTGACCCATATGAAAGTTATTATATAAAAGATTATACAGATAATAATTCGTACACTTGGAATCAGGTAGAAATTAGCGACGCATCGGTTTACGCCACATATGATGGTTCAACAGTTGCTACAACACTATATGTTAAAAAATATCCTAATGTAAGATTTTATTATCCTACAAAGCCAGAATTGAGCCTTCTGCATCTTATTTTAGAATCTGTTCCCGAGTGGAAAATAGGCAATGTTGATGCAACGCTTTGGCGCAAAGAAAGAAGTTTCGACGAAAGCCGAGTGGCGATATACGACTTCTTGACTGGTACCGTAGCAGATACATTTGGTTGCGTCGTGGAATTCGATACTTTGACAAGTACCATAAACATCTATGAAGAAGTGGATGATGGCATAACTGAGGATAACGAGGTTGCTACTAGATGGGCAACGGATGTTATGGTCTCTCGTGACAATCTAGCTAACGAGATTAACATTTCTTATAGCTCCGACAATATCAAAACAAAACTTACTGTTTCTGGTGCTGATGATTTAAATATTAGCGAAATCAATCTTGGTCGAAATGAAATTATGAATCTTAGTTTTTATCATACTACCGATTGGATGGAACAAGACTTATTTGAAGCTTATGACGACTATCTTGAGGCTGTTGAGGAGGCTAACACAGGTTTAGATAAAAATGGACTATCTAGCACAATATATCCAATGTCTTATTCTGATGCTGTGCAAAAATGGGTGGCCGCTTATAATAAGTGGGATGACCTAATGAATGCCGTTCCGGCAGAGAATGATACTGTGCTTATTGGCGATGAATTTAAGAAGCTATATTGTATGTACACACCAATAGATACGGCATTTGTTAAGACAACAATTCCAGAAGCGAGTCCAACTTCAGAGTTTGATATTATTTATTCCGATCCTGAGTGTACGACGGCGATTGTAGAGATGAGTCTATCTAATAATGCAACATTTATTATTCAGGGATACGCATACGCTTATAACTCTACAACGGGTAAATTTGCATATGTTCGTCGTGTCGCTACTACAACAGCACTCGATGCGTTGGTTGAAAAACTTGGTTTGTATCACGTTGATGAAGACACCAAGGGTACCAAAAATGACAATGTATTATTAAAGCTAAAGAATGCCAACTCTGATATTGCTACTATTCGCATTTACGACCCAAAGCGTTTAGTAAACGATAATTATAAGGATGGCGTTCGATATTACACTAGATCTGTTAGTGCCTCTGGTGTTGAAACATACACGAGGGTTTATATTAACTCTGCTACAGAATTTGCAGCATATGATAAAAACTCATTATATACCAACAACTATACAATTCAAAGCGTTGTGGTTAGAGCAACAAGCGGTTTGTCTGATGCTCCATCTTATTGGAGTATAGCCAACGAGAACATCTCTGACGGTGATAACATTGGGCAATTTACCGAGTGGATTAAGGGTAACCTCACTGCCGAGGCAATGGATTTAGAAGGTTATACTGTTTCTTATATTGGTACAATGGGTGCGTATCTTGTTTTAGCGGAGAACGAATTTGTGATGACCGATGATGGACCGGTTCCATCAAAAGATTATTTGAGAACATATGGTGTTAATCTTCTTAAAGAGAAGCATGAAATTTATACTACCATATTCCAAACACAAACCGAGGCAATGTACTCTCAAGAAGATTATCAGTGTGTTGCGAGTGCCGAGCCTCCGACAGGTACAATTGCAAATGAGACAAGATGGTTTGATACAGATAGTAATCCACCCACATTGTATAAGTGGAATGGTCAAAGCTGGGCTTATGTTGAGACGGATGCCGATCCTGCCGATTTGGAAAATTAT